TGGACCCGTCCGCGGTCGCCCGGCAGATTAGACAACTATTGACACAAGACGCCGCAAGGCTCGGACTCGTTAATCCGATATGACGAACCCGGTCGGCATATATATAACCAAACCGAGCGGAGGAGCCCCGTTAGCGGTTCACGTTGGCGCGCTCGAGGGCGTCACGATTAACTACGGACGACCCGACGTCACTTCCCAACCCAATGCGTCCACCGCTAGCGTCACAATTCTAAAAGACTCTACGCTCGGAAACTTTGACGATGACCTCTCCTATTTTGACTTAGGAAATTTGGTCACTATTGAGGCAACTTTTAGCGGGATACCTTATACAAGGTTTCAGGGACAAATTACCGACGTCACCGTAGACGAGTATTTCATCACTCTCTTAGCGGCCGACGATCTTTATTCCGCTTTAGGCCGTTTTAAATTGACCAAAACGGGAGACGTAGATCTCACCGGAGGACGAATTCAGGAAACCCTACAGTACGCACTACCGGCCGCCGGCTTTCCGGTTCCGCCGTATGACGTAGACGCCGGGACCGTTTATCTTTACGCCGCGGACGCGACAACTCAAAACGCTTTAGCGTATTTACAAGAGGTCACAAACTCGGAGCCGTCCGGCGTTTTCTTTCGCGACATTTTGACCGGAGACCTACGTTTCACCGATAGCGAGGCGCGCCGTAAACAAATTTTAATAGACCCTTATCAGAGTTATAGCGATACGGAAGTCTTGGACGTCTGGTCAATAAGAAAAACTAGCCAAGAAAAAATTAACCGGGCAAGGATCTCTAACGACATAAACACCGTCACCTATGAGGACGCCGCCGATATCACCGATAACGGAATTTACGAGTATTCGTTCACTTCACTAATCAGCACTAGCGCCGACATGCTTACACTCGCTCGGCGAATAGTCGTAAACCGAGCCCGACCCGACTTCACTTATTCGTCGCTCCAAATAGAACTCTCCACAATGACACCCGCCCGCCAAGAGGGGATTATCTCTACCCTTAGGATTGGGCAACTAACCCAACTCCCAACATTCGGAGCGTTTAACATCACCGCCCTAGATTTCTTTCTTGAGGGATACACCGAAAGAATCGGACAGGAGTCTTGGGGTATATCGCTAAACCTCTCAGATGCCAGACTTACCCGACCGCCCCAACGCTGGTCCGACATAGTTAGCGGCGTACTTTGGAACGACGCCCAAATAGACCCATACACTTGGAACGATATGTTAAGGGAGTATATTTAACCTATGGCAAGTACCCCAAACTTCGCATGGCCGACACCGGACGACACCGACCCCGTAGGCGACGGCGCGCTAGACATTAGAACCCTTGCTAACGCGATAGATACTCAAGTTTTCGCCGGCGGTTTAGTGCTTGTTAAAAAACAAGTCGTCGGAACCGCCGTTACAACGGTAGACGTAACATCATGTTTTAACTCGACATATGATTATTACAAGATCGTCTATACCGCAGGAACGAGTAGCGGATTAAACAGTATTTCAAGCCAATTTCTGTCAGGCGTAACACCAAACGCGACTAACTATTTCGGCGGTCTTACTTTCTTAAATATTGGCGCGGCCGCATGGCAGGTCGCCGCTAATAATGGCGGCGGTAGTTGGGTAGTTGGTTGGGCGCGCGGCACCGACACCGGTTTTTCTTTTGAGGTCCACAACGTATTCCAAGCAAAACCGACGACTTGTTTTGGCGTTTTCTGTCGCCTCGATAATGGGCAAATAGGAAATACTTTTATCCAACACGGCGTAAGTACCTCCTACAACGGGATCAGGTTTACAACCGGTGGCGGCACTATTACCGGCGGCACTATTTATGTTTACGGATTCCGAAAGTAGGAAAAATGAAACCCTTGATTCAGATTGACGATGAGATCCGAGAAATGACCGACGAGGAATATTCGGAACTACTCGCGGCCGGTTGGACTCCAGAGGGCGAAACCGGGACGACCGAGGAATGAAAACTCTCGCCGTCTCCGCTTTACTTGCGGTCGTAATCGTTTTAGTAGTTGGCGGTTGCGCGGACCGTACCCGGCACACTTGCGAAACCGATCCGGCCGGCCGCCGTTGCGACACTTCCAGCGGAGCGACTACGCCATGAAACGTCTCTCTAACTCCGAGATAAAAGCCCGGCTCATTTTCGTAGTCGGGATTACCCTCTCGTTCGTTTTCGGCGTGTCTATGCTCGGGATCTTGTACGGCGTGCTTTTCGTCGTCCAACCGCTCGAACCAAGCCCCACGGACCAAGAATTTTTAAGTATCTTAAACCCTGCTTTTATGGCGCTCCTAGGTCTTTTGGGCGGAGTCCTCGCAAGTAACGGGCTCCGAGACAAACAAGAAAAAGGTAAAGACGATGAGTAGAAAATACACCGGTAACACCGAGGGCGTCGGTAAAGGTAAGCGCCCCGGACTCCAGCATTTAGTCGCGTGTATTGAGTACCTCTCCGGTAGCAAACTCTGGAATAACGGGACCTATGTCATGCGACCGATGAGAGGCAAAACCGCGATGAGCGTTCACGCCACCGGACGCGCGGCCGATATCTCCTATAGAAAGACCGCCAAGAAAGCGGGCTCGTCCCGGACGTATCTCGTCCAATGGATAGACCTACTCGTTAAACACGCCGACGAACTCGGTCTAGAACTCCTAACCGACTACTCCTATACGAAAGGTCTTGGCGGCGGCCGGACTTGGAAGTGTGACCGTAACGCATGGCTGGACAATAAAAAGGGAGTTATCGAGGGAGGCGGATCCGCGTCGTCGGATTGGATCCATATAGAACTCTCCGCAGAATTCGCAGACAGTAAAGACAAGATCCAAGAGGCTATAAACCGGATCGTCTCAGACCTCCAAGCGACCCCCATCGTCGGATAATCCAACACTTAACCGCACCCGTTCGCTATTGTTCCCGTTATCGGTTAATCCGATACCCCGACGAAATAGGAGGACTCATGTCCGAACAGTTAGCCCTAAACCTTGAGGGCATGCCACCGCTCCGGCTTTTAACGCCATTCGAGCGCGGTATGGAACTCTCCCAACGATCCGCGGATCACAAGTGGACGCCGGCTCAAGCGACCGAGGTCTATAACGCGATAGTCAAGACCGCGCGCATGTTGCCCGAATTCACCGCAGACGATATTTGGTCTCGGCTCCCGGCCACGTTCCCCAAAACTAAAGGGCTAGCCGCGATCCTTAAAAGCGCCGCGAATGACGGGATATGCCAACCAACCGACCGAGTACGCAAAACGTCCAGAGGCGGAGACTCCGACCACGGGCAACGTTTAACCGTCTGGCGGTCCCTCTAATGGACCTAGATCTCATACAGTACCGACCGCACGTCCACACTCTCCCGGACGGATCCCAACTCTTAATTACCGTTTGGGTAGGGAGAACCGAAAACGGAAAGACAGACCTAACCCTCACGATCGCGGAACGGCCGAGCCGTTTCTCATCGTGGGGATCACCCCAACCCTTAGAGGAGGAATAAATGTTTAACGCAAAACTCACCAAATTTTTAATCGGAATAATCGCGACCTTAACCGTGATCGTCGGCGCTCTCGCCGGCACAAAAAGCGACGAGCCGATCGTTACAACTACAACGGTCCCGGCGGTCCAAGAAACGACGACGACTTTTGGCGCTCACGAGGCGCTCCAAGAGGACCTAGCAGAAACGACGACCTCGGTCGCGGATACGACGACGACGGTCCCCGTGATCGTGAACGCCGCGTTAAACACGCCTTGCTATGAATGGTTAGGACTCGCGGTCGCGCAGGGCTGGACCAACACTCCGGAAGTCCTCGAGAAACTCGGCCGCATTATTTGGAAAGAGTCCCGTTGCCAACCGTTAGCGGAGTCCGCGTCCGATAGCGGTCTGACACAAATTAACCAATTACACTCCGCCTATTTAGCGGAGTTAGGTTGGACCGAGGGCGACATGTTGGACCCCGCTAAAAACCTCTATTTCGCATGGCGTCTCTACTCCGAGCGTGAGGCGTCCGGCCGTTGCGGTTGGCAACCTTGGAGCGTCTCGTGTTAGACGACCAAGACGAGTTTGATATGGTCCTTCGCCGTTTCCACAAAAACCGAAACGAACTACTTGAGGCGACCAAAAGAATAAAGATCCTCGAGCAAGAGATCCGATCCCTACGCGCCAAACTAGGCAACGATCCCGAAACCGGAGCGGGAGCGCCGTCATGGACCTAGGCGGATACGTCCTCGTCCAAGACCGGCTAAAAATGGCTTTAGATCGGTTCCCAAATTTGCGCGTCCAAGAGACCGACGTCCGCCCGGTAGAGATCGCCGGCCAAACATTTATAGCCGTAACTATGACCGTTTATCGCGAGCCCGGCGACGACCTACCCGCCGTCGCTACCGCTTACGAAGTTTTCCCGGGCCGAACCCCGTTCCAAAAAGGCTCCGAAATGATGAACGCGTCCACGTCGGCGCTCGGCCGCGCGCTCGGCTTTATGGGCTTTGGGATCTCCAAGTCCATCGCGTCCGCCGACGAGGTTTCCCTCCGAGTCAATGAACGCGCAACCGCTCCCAAACCGTCGCAGGATCGCCC